AAATACCAAGGTCACTCTGAGGATTGGCACCGCAGAGTGGCTGAAATGGTAAAAGCAAATTGGACATTAGATGAAATAGCTTCACAGTTAAAAGTACATGTTGACACAGTAAGATTAAGTGTTCAAAGATATATGTACTTACTCCGTGAAGAAGTTACACCAATTTGTTTTGGTTACAAAAATGAAGCATATCTTACAGAAGAAGAAATGCTTAACGGGTATAAACCACCCAAATATTCTGATTTAAGTGAAACTGAAAAACAAGTATATGATGAACAAGAAAAAAAGAAAAAATGAAATAGTAGAAGTAACAAGATTTGTTGCTTGCTTACAAGGCTATGAAGACTTTGATTACAAACCAAAGTTATTTATACATAGCATATTTGGTAAAAAAAGTAGTACTGATTATAAAACAGAACAAGAATGGAAGAAACAGAGATTAACAATAGAATTAAAAGTTTAATTCTGTATATAGACAGTGTAGAAAGAAGTGATGCTCCAATTGAAATGAAACGGGAAAAGTTAATGGAATTAGAGAGCTTAAAATTACACTATGAAAATATACTGGATGACAGAAAGTTTAAAGCATTCTTAAAAGAATACATCATAGGTATGACTGTAATTCTTTTAGGAGCTGTAACATTAACCTTATTAACTTTTGTTTATGGAAACTAAAGCAATGATGGTTCAGTGTAACCAAAATACAGTTAGAGTCTTATTACATAAGATTCTTAATGGATATGATTGTCCTGAAAAAAGTAAGCTAATAGAAATGTTAGCTTACTATGTATGGGATAATGAAAATTTCACAAGAAAGGTTTTAGATCTTTCTTTAGGAAATATGATTCCTGAACCTGTGCCAATTGGTACTAGAGTTAAGATTGACCTTAACAAGACTGGTTGGGTATCTACCTCAGAAAGAGAAATCTTAGATGGTTCTGTAAAAGATGGTGCCGGTTATGGTGTAGTTTTAAAATTCAATGGATATCATGGTTATAGCAACTATGAAATTGGATTTGAAAAAGGTACAATGAACTTACCATTAGAATGTATAAGCAATATGGAAGATATATTATAAGTATTTTGTCCTGTGTGGACGCTTTTCCCAGATAATAATAGGAGAGAGTTAATAGCTCTCTCTTTGTTATTAGCTATATAGTGCCCACTTTTTGGTTAATGTTTATAAGTAATTGTTATTTATGTAATACATTTACTACACATTAATCAAAGCATGATATACCAGCTTCCAAATGGTAAAGTAATTAACATCACAATTGACCAGTTTCTTGAAATGACTGATCAAGATATTCAATACTTTATGTCTATAAATGGAGGTGATCATTGCAGTAACCCATTCACAGATTCAGCATGTATAGATAACGCAAAGGAAAAATATTATGACTTTGAGTTTCTACCTAATGATGAATTAGATGATATGCTGCCCGGTGATAACACACCATTTGATGACATCATAGATCTTACAGAAGGTTTGGATATATAATTGCAACCTTGCAATTATCACTTATTGCACGATGGAGTAGTTGTGTGATATAGTATTTCTACTCAACAATCAATTTATTTATTAACTCTCAAAAACTAAAAGAGATGGACTCAAAAGTTAAAGTTGTAGCTGATGCTACTACAAATTTGGTAATTAACCAATCAGCAAACCCTATTTTCGGATATGTACGTGTAGTACAAAACCGTGTTGTTATTGATGACAATGGATTTATGAAAAGAAAAGAATTTTCTGCTTTAATTCACGGACTTGTAGAAGACTTACAATCAGTAGGTTATTATGATGGTATGGAATTACCTGGAACTATTATTGCTGAAGAGTCATTAGACCCATTCAACAAGAAAGACCCTAGTAAATCTTTAAAGAAAGCAGGTGATACTAATGTAGTTTGTACTTATGGTGGTTTTCCAATTCACCGTAGAACAAAATACACTGATAGAGCAGGTGCACAAGATATTCTTATAGCACATGATAACAAAGCAGAAGTTAAAGCTGCATATGCTGCTACTGCTGCTAAGAAACCTGCAATTGAGCCAAACAAAGAGTTTGACACTCAAGCAGAAGATTTCAACTTATAGTGTTTTACAGGAGCCTGTTACGGCAGGCTCTTATTTTATGATTTTAATGTATATGATTATGGAAATGGAAAAGCTAAAACAAGACATCAAGAACTATATGCTTGCACCAAGCAAGTATCAAGAATTTGAGAAAGATAAGTATAGTCCTTATCAAAACTATCTGTACAAAAGAGCACTATATGGTTTAGACTCTTTATCAGTTGAGGAGCTTAACACTATGTGCAGTAAGAAAAGGTCCCGCATTGTCAATGTTTATAACAGAGGCCAATTGGTTGTTAATAAGTATAAACATCAGGTAACTAAGAAGTTAACTGATAAGTTACTTGGCTCTTTATTTCCAAATAGTTCACTTATAAGTGAAATTATTAACTGTGAAGATATAGATAACAACTACAAAAATACTCTTACATTCAAAGACTTGAGTATTGAAAAAGATATGATTGTGGAGCTATTTATCAGTGAAGGTATATTACCTAAGAATTTCTTATCTTTGGAAAAAAACCAACTATGAGACAAAATGATAATAAACCAGCATTTGCTACGGTACATGCTGGTTATCTTCAACCAGGTATGACTAAAAGAGAATTGGTGTTAAATAATACTGCTCAAAGTTTAATTGCAACCGGTAAATGGAAAGGTAATGAAGAAGGCTTTTCTGATAGAATAAAAACAATAGCTGAAACTATATTAAGTTTAATGGATGAAAAAGCTTAAAACATGCAGTGCATGTCAGGAAGAAAAAGTTATCTGGAAAAATCATGAAGGTAATAAGTACTGTCAATACTGTTGGAGCAAGATTAAATCAGGTGAACCTGAATTTAAATCACTAATTCCTAAAGTATCTGATAAGAGAGCTAAAAAAGATGCTGAGTATCTTAAACTAAGATATAAATTTCTCACAGAACATACTATGTGTAAAGTAAGTGTTGCTGGTTGTTCAACCAAAGCAACTGATGTACATCACACATATGCCGGAGCAAATAGAGATGCATTTTATTTAGTTCAAAGTACATGGTTACCAGTTTGTAGAAACTGTCATGATTGGATACACAAATTTCCAAAAGATGCAAGAACAATGAATTATTTAAAATAATAGAGATGATTACAAAAGATGATGTACAAGATATTGCTATAAGCAAAACTGATGATCATAGACGTTGCAGTATTGTACTTGGAACAGGTGTTGGTAAAACTAAAGTTGGTTTGACTCACTTAGACAGAAATACTTCACCTTTAAATACAGTTTTGGTTGTAGCACCAAAGAAGTCTATATTTCAATCATGGATTGATGATGCAAGTAAATTTGATATGGCTTATTTACTTGGAAGAGTTGTGTTTACTACTTATTTAAGTTTAAACAAACATAATCCTAATGATTATGATATTGTTTATTTGGATGAAGTACACAGTCTCTTAGATTCACATAGACTTTTCTTAGATAATTTTAAAGGCAAGATACTAGGTCTTACTGGTACTCCGCCTAAACACCAAGGCTCTGAAAAGGGCCGAATGGTGAATGATTACTGTCCTGTTGTATATTCTTTTCAAGCAGATGATGCAATAGAAAATAACATCTTGAATGATTATAAGATATTTGTTCATATGCTGAAATTATCTGATAAAAAAGACTATTTAGTAAAGAATAAGTACAATAGTTTTCTTACTTCTGAAAGTTTAAATTATCAGTATTGGACTCAAAAAGTTACATTAGGGTCAGGTAATGCTAGTAATTTACATATGCTCAGAGTAATGAGAATGCGCGCTCTTATGGAATATCCTAGTAAAGAAAGATATGCTAAGAAATTATTAACCAGCATTACTCAGAAAAATAAAGTTATTGTATTTGCTAATACACAGGAACAAGCAGATAAATTATCTCAATACTCCTATCACAGCGGTAATACCAGAAGTGAAGAGAATTTACAATTGTTTAAAGATGGTCATATTGATTGTCTCTCTACTGTACATCAGTTGAGTGAAGGTGTTAATATACCTAATCTTAAACAAGGTGTTATTCTTCATGCATATGGTAATGAGAGAAAGTCTGCACAAAGAATTGGTAGATTATTGAGACTTAATCCAGATGAGACAGCTGTAGTACATATTTTGTGTTATGAGAATACTATTGATGAACATTGGGTTAGTCAAGCTTTAGCAGGTTTTGACCAGAGTAAGGTAACATACAAAACATTTAATGTAGTATATTAATATGTTGAATACTGAAAAAAATTCCATAAATTATAATATGGAAGATACTAAAACACATAAGGTTGTTCTATACAATGATAACAAGCATGATTTTTTATATGTTATTGCATGCTTAGTTAGATTTTGTAAACATGATCCTATGCAAGCAGAACAATGTGCTATTATAGCAGACGGTAAAGGTTCTGTTGATGTTGCATCTGGTAGTTTTATGGACATGTTAGAAATTAACAGTTCATTAGAACAAATGCAATTAAAAACTGAACTTAGAGAATATGCTTAAAGTAGTTTGTATTAATGCTCAAAATAAGCCGGATAAAATTCCTCTTACAGAATGGCTTGTTCAAGGAGAAATATATACTGTAAGAAAGGTTGTCAACATGGCACTGATGAACAACCAAGTTGGATTTGAATTGGAGGAAGTATCTCTTTCTCCAGATTCATTCCCGTATGAATATTATAGTGCATCCCGTTTTATACCATTAGAATTATTAGAAGAATATGAAAAACACACAGTCAAAGAAGAAGAATCTGATCTCTCAGTTATTTAGTAAGAAAGAGACTCCTGTAACTTTACCTGATTACAAAGAATATGTAACAGTTAAGATTATTGATGATGAAAGTGAAACTATCACAGGTACATTAGGTATTTCTGATGAAAGAAGAAATGAGTTATATGAAATAACTAAATCAGCATTGGTTAATGAAACCATTACAACAGTATTAGCTGAAGTAAGTAAAGATGTAACTCATCCTAATGAACTTGCTTTTGTAAGTTTTTTAGTTGGTCATAGAGTTGGTAGAGGTGATAATGACCCTTTCAGAGGTATAATTGGTGCAATCATAAGAGGCACACAACATGGGGAAGATTAAAGAATTGTATATTGAATTAATTAACTCAGGTATCACACCTGATGGATTAACTGTAGATGAAGCAGTTGCTATTTTAAAACAGAAAGAGAATGAAGAAGGAGAACAATACTCCAGACTACAATCTGGTGAACAAGAAGATAGCAGAGAGACTTGAATATTTCAACAAATTAGCTGAAAAAGAAAGAAAGTCTAAAAAAGAAAAAACAAGATCTTAAACTTGTAGACCGTCCAAGGCTTTACATTGGAGCAACTTTTGTAGTTAAAGTCATATAGCCTTCGGGAAAACTACAAAACAGATTGACCCAAAGGCATGGGTTGGGGGTAAGAAGAATGTGTTTTATAACTACGGGTTAGTTAGCTACCTCTTACAATCTGAACAGGTGCTTCCTGTTATTTTTAAATTAAAAAATATGTATATGAAAGTAACAATTATGTTTTTAGTGATTGCAAGTGTTGTAACTGGTTTAATGAGCTTAGGGAAAAGTGATAAAAAAATTGTGGTCAAAAAACCACCAATTGAAGATACAACAGAAGTAATAGCTATTGACAGCAGTAAATTAAACAGAGAATTATTAGTGAGTTATATTTTAGAGAAAAATATACCACATCCGGAAGTTGCTTATGCTATAGTAAGAGCAGAAAGCAACATGTGTAGTGAACTATTTCAATCAAATAATAATTTATTTGGTATGAAACACCCTGGAGTGAGACCTACCAAAAGTATTGGAAGAAAAAAAGGTTTTGCTAGTTTTGAAAAATGGCAACATAGTGTAGATGATTATAAACTATATGTTGAATTCTGTAATGGTCATAAAATGACTAAAGCACAGTATTTGAGACATTTAGATAGAAATTATGCACATTTAGGCTATTCAAATTTTTTAGATAATTTTTTTGATGAATTTCATTCTGTAAAAGATTCTATTAATTAATGACATTTGTTACTGAGGTTACCAGAAAGTCTATGTTGATTAGACCTTCTGGCCGCAGTACTGATTATATTTCACCTAGTTTTGGACATGGATGTTTATATAATTGTAGTTACTGTTACATGAAAAGACATAAACCTACAGGTTTATCTATTGCTAAAAATCATGGAGATATATTAACAGCTATCAGTGACCATGCTTGGTTTGCTGATGTGGAAAAACCAAATCAAACACATGAAGAGTATATAACTTATGACATCAGTTGTAATGAAGACTTTGCTCTACATGCTAAATATCATCAGTGGGAAAGAATATTTGATTTCTTTGTTATGCATCCCAGAGCTATGGGCTCTTTTGCTACTAAGTATATAAATGAAAAGTTTCTAAGCTTTAACCCACAAGGTAAAATTAGAATAAGATTTAGTCTTATGCCTGAAGTTTACAGAAGAGAACTTGAACCTAATACAGATACTATTATAGATAGATTAGCTGCTGTAGGACAATTTCTTAATGCCGGGTATGAAGTACACTTAAATTTCAGTCCGGTTATTGTAGATAATGGATGGCTTTTAAAATATACTAACTTATTTGCTGATGTGAGAAATATGGCTTATTTAGGTGGTTGGAATGATAGCAGAGTAAAAGCTGAAGTCATATTCTTAACTCATAATATAGATAAGCATTATGCTAATATTGCTAATAATCTTCCGGGAGAACATTTGCTTCGGAAACCAGAAATACAAGAGAAGAAAATATCTCAGTATGGAGGTACTAACTTGAGGTATAAACATAATCTTAAAGCAGATTATATACAACAGTTTAAACAAGTACATGATGATATAATTCCTTGGAATACAATAAGATATATATTCTAGTATGAAAAAGTATATTAAAATAAAAATAGACTGGTTAGGAATAACTGTGCATATTTATTTTGTAGAAAATGTTGTAAAACATAGAAATGAGATTCTCCTAGAGAAGTTTCCAAAACTACCTAAAATGAAATACTCAGAAGCTTATGCATTACATACATATACTTCAGAGTATCCATTTGATCACTTTATTACACTAAATGAAAAAGCTCATTGGGGTGTAATAGCACATGAATGTTTTCATTGTGTAAAAGCTATGCTGGAACATAATGATATTTCAGATGAAGAAACAACTGCTCATATGCTAGAGTATTTAGTAGCTAAAATCCAAAATAAATTAGAAAAATGATGGAAAAAGAAACATTAGAAGAGGCTGCTGAAAATTATTCAGAAGGATGGGGTGAAAATAATGATGAAAAATCATTTATAGCTGGTGCTAAATGGCAAGCTGAAAGAATGTATAGTGAGGAAGATATGATTGAATTTGCTAAGTGGGTATTCTTAGAAGTGGGTTCTAATACTGGTAAAGATAGAACCAACAAAGAGTTATTCAATGAATGGTTTGAACAATTTAAAAAGAAATAACATGAAAAAGATACCAACAGCAAAAGAGTTTTTAGATTCTAAACCAGGTGTTTTTTCAGATCCAACAGCTGATTGGATGATTGAATTTGCTAAACTTCATGTAGAAGCTGCATTGAAAGAAGCAGCTTATAATTTAGATTCAGAGTATTGTTATGCCTATTCATCTGAAAGAAATAAACATGATGAATTATATGATTCAATCTTAAACAGTTATCCACTTTCTAATATTAAGTAGTATGCTAGGAGATATAATTTTAGGAATAAAAAAGTTTCTACACCAACATTTATTTTGCATACACAACTATAAATATGTGTATAGAAAAGATAATGGTGCTGATTATGAATTATGTACAAAATGTGATAAAATTAAGTAGTATGAAAGATTTAATGAAATGGCTGCACATGATACTATGTATTTTTTCAGCAGCTGCTCTTATTGGAATGGCAAGTTCAACAAATGTTACAAAAAACATGTTTATAGGTGCTTTGTTTGTTTTCGTCTATATGGTATTAATAATGGTTGCACTATTTAAAGAAGATTAGTATGAATACACCAGTTAGTTTTGAATTAGCAAAGTTGCTAAAAGAAAAAGGGTTTGATGATATAACAAATTTGATTTACATGACAAATTACACTACTAAAGTGTTATTTGAAAATATTAATCAATTAAGACACTCAGACGGCAATAATCCATTTTGTTCAGCACCAACCATTGCAGAAGTAGTAATGTGGTTACATAAAGAAAAAGGATTATGGGTTAATGTTATGTATATGGGATTTGAATTAAAATATTCATGGTCTATTGATATAATTACCACATCTGGTTCTGACTGGGATTCTTATGGAGAAGAAGGTGACATATGTTACAAATCACCGACAGAAGCTTATTCAAAAGCAATTATTTACACACTTAAAAATTTGATATGATGGAAAAGTACTTTGCAAACTATAATCAGAGCCTAGTTTTGAAGGAATTGGGGTTTGACGAACCTTGTTTTGCTGGGTATAGAGATTCTACTTGGATTGGAACTGATGGACCTAATAGTAGATATTTTCATGCTCAACTTTTTTCAAATCATCAATTTGATGATGACCAAAAGGAATATTGTTCAGCACCACTTAAATCACAAGTGTTTGAATGGTTTAGAGAGAAGTATAATCTACGTGGATTTATTGGATTCAGACCAAATGTTAAAAAGTTTGACTACCACATGTATGATATGTCATTATCAGGTATAGAGTATGTTAAACAAAGAACAATGACAGAGTTTAATAAAGATCCTAAAGTGGGAACCTTTGAAGAAGCTGAATCAGCATGTATTGACAAACTTATAGAAATTGTACAAAATGGAAAAAAATAAAGTAAAAGCAAGTAATAGTTCTGGTGGAGACTATGAATGCAAACATCCTTGGACATTTTTTGTCCAATGTGGTGGTTCTGGTATTGTGTTTGGCAAAGAAAAAAGTTATACAACTGCTTTCTTTGAAGCTTTTCCTAAAGAACCTTCCTGCTTTTTAAGAGGTGAGGGAGCTACTGTAGAAGAAGCTGAACAACAATGCTGGGACAAGTATCAAAAACTTATTTCATGTGAGCATGAAATGGAAAGAAGACATAGAACTGATGGTTATGCTTATTGCAAACATTGTTCTTATTCAGCTATGGTTTTTGAACCTTTGACAAAATGCAAAGTTTGTAATGTGCCAACTAATTATGATGCAGAAAAGGATAACAAAACTTTTTATTGCAGAAAACATTACAGACTTATGCCTAAAAGTAAAAAACTATCATATTCTTTTTCTGAAGGTGATGCAAGATACCCTAGAAAGCTTAAAAAACAGTTAAAGTTTTATGCTGAAAAGGAATTTAGAAGTGCAGGTTGTACTGAAAAAATGACTTTCAACATTAAGGGAAGACATGCTGGAAGTTTTGATTGTGGTTCTAAAAGAATATCAATGATTTTTGGTGCTAAAAGATTTCTCAGAAACAAAAAGAAACAGTATGGAAGGTAAATTATTTAAAATGGTTGAGGGATATACATTATCTCTAACTGGTAGCATTGATGATTTATATGGTATTTCTGATAAACAATTGGCTGAAGACCATCAGTTACATAAACTATCACACAAAAACTGCCAAGCAATTGAGAATGGCTATGATTTGGATGAGTTGGCTTCAAGTTTAGTTGATAGAGAAACAACTGCGAGTGTTGATTCATCTTACAGAAAAACTCTTGAAAAATATGTAAAAATAGGTTTTCAAAAAGCACTTGAAATTCTTGGTGATAAGAAGTTTAGCGTTGATGGGCTTATTGATTTTTACATAGAGAAAACTGGATATGGTATGGATATGTGGAGTAAAGAAGAAAACAATATATTGTCTATTGTTGCTGATTATATCCAATCATTACAGCCAACTGAATGGGATGTTGAAATTGAGATGGAATGTCCTCAATGTAAAGAATGGGGTTATATTTCTGAATGTAGAAATAATTGCAATCAAAAGTTTTTACAACCAAAACTTGATGCTGATGGTTGTTTAATTTTAAAAAGAAAGTAAAATGAAAGAAATAACAATAGATGGAGTTACGTACTCCTTAACACCAAAAGAAGAAATAAAACAAGAAACAAAGTTGCCTAAAACTTGGGAAGAGTTGGAAGATATAGAAGGGTATTTTGTAAAAAGTAGTTCAGTAGTATCAAATTTTAGTACATGTGATGCTGTATTAAGAAACAAAAACATCTTTGCTACCAAAGAACAAGCAGAAGCATCAATTGCACTTGCTCAATTAAGTCAGTTATTGAAAGTGTATAGAGGTGGTTGGTTGCCTGATTGGAAAGATGACAACTATAAATATGCAATTCAATTTAGTCAAGATGTATTAGAAATATCTTCATTAGTTTGTTCTAATGCTTTTATCACACTACCAACAAAAGAATTAGCAAAAGAGTTTTTAAATAATTTTTCTGAACTTATATTGAAAGCAAAACCTTTATTGTAATGAAAGCAACATTTGAATATGACTTTAATGAACCTGATGATGTAATGGATCATAAAAGAGCAACTAAAGCACTTGATATGGCTTTAGTATTATGGGAACTTAAAAATAATGCTCAAAAAAAGATTCATGATGCTCTTGACTATATGGAAGAAGAAAAGCCTAAAACTGCACATGAAGCAGTAGACTTAGTATTTGATATGATCTATGAACTTATGCATGATTACAACATTAATATGGATGAATTAGTAAATTAATATGGTTTGTGTTAAATGCGGTAAGAAAGCCACCAAAAGATACTCTCCTGACCTAGATCTGAATGGTATAGGTATGTGTGATGAACATGAAGAAGAAATAAGAAAAGATCTTATGATTGCTATGTTTACTGATTGGAAGCATTTTGAAGATAAATATCTGAAAGAACCTAAAAAGAAGAAAACATGATATACAAGTATATTTTTAAACATAGAGCTACTCAGGCAAGATTGTCTTGTGAAGCTGAGACAGATCAAGAAGCTATTATGATTCTTGGTAGATTATGTCAAACAGTTATGGACTGGGATATGAAAAAATATAGACCTAGTAAAAATAAAAAAAAAATTAAAACAAAATAAGTTATGAAAACAACAGCAGTAGAATGGTTAACTAACCATATTTTAAACTCTGATTTTGAAACAGATGAACAGTGGCAAAATGTGTTTAACCAAGCCAAAGAAATGGAAAAGCAACAAATACTTGATGCTTGGTATGATGGTCAAAATGATTTTGAAAGAGAAGTAGAAATGCTTGCTTTTGGAGAAAACTATTATAAAGAAAAATTTAAATCTGAAGAGAATGGTAAGTAATATAGGTAGAACAGATGTATTAGTAGTTGCTAATAGCATCAACAAAAAATTGACAGAAGATCAAGTTAATAAAATACTTTTAATGTATCCGCATGAAGAAGAATGTGACCCGACAGGAACATTGAATCTTATTGTAGAGCATTGTATATACTCAGTATTAGATGAAGCTGCTAAATAAAATCAGTGAAGCAATTTACATGGCTTTTATAACTTTAGTTTATGGAGAAGAAAACTGTTGAATCTGCTGATGTAGCAAAGGAAGTTTTGTATTTAGCAAAAGATCTTCTTAGAGATCATGTTAGCATATCTCAATATAAAAGCAGTGATATAAATTATATTTTATTTAAGCATCAGGTTAATATGACAAAGCCGAGATATGACTTTCTTAATAAGAAGGAATGGTTATTTGTATGTAAACTTGAGCTTAATTTACTGCAGTTCTTAGAAATAATTTCTGAAGATGAAAATAATAGAATTTTTGATATGCTTCAAGCTAATGAAGATGATATTTACATTGCTGTTTTAAGTTTAAAACAGTTTTGGAATATCAGAAGAGATAATCATCCTATATTACAAGGTTTTATTATTTCATCTGATGATTATATATCTAAGATTGCAACCCCGGAATTAATGATGTTTAAAATGAAACATAAATTATGACAGAGCAAGACTTAATAGATGCAGGCTTTCATAAAGTTCATGTATCTAAAGAAGAAAGTGGGAATGATGAAGATTATAGTTATTACTTACTAGATGCTACTGAAGGTATCACACTAGTATCTGATTCACCTGCTGAAAATAATGGAGATAGTTGGTCTGTACATTCTTTTGAAATAGATAGAATATTTATTACAGAAGCAGACCGTTTGGTTCATTTTCTTAATGCCTTAAAATTATGTACACTGGCAGATTAGTAAAGAAAGAAGGTAAGCTAACTTATGCTCATCCGAAGGATAAGTTGGCTTATGAACTGTTCCTACAGAAACTACAAGAAGGACAGGAAGTAGAAATGTATATTGATCTAGCTAATGCAGATCATAGTAGAGCACAGATTAATAAAGTGCATGCTTGTATTAGAGAGTTGGCCAAAGAATCTGGTTATACTTTTGAAGAAATGAAGAAGATTGTAAAAGAAAGATCTGGTCTCTGTTACACTGACTCAGAAGGTGAGTATTGCAAATCATTTGCGGAGTGTACCAAAGACCAGTTAATGCTAGCTATTGAAGCTTGTATTGAAATTGGAGTTGAACTGAATGTTAATCTTCAGTAGGAGCAACATAACCCTCATCTCCTGGTTCTAATACTTCTTGCTCTTGGAACATGTTTTGATGTGTTGCTTGCGCTTCTATTTCAGCAATTAAGAATGTTATTGTCTGCATTGCTTTTTGATCATCATCAAGTTCTAAATATGTTTTAGTACCTATCTCTTTTAGGTATTCTTCAGATTTTCCGCTCTTGATTAGATTATTAATAATAGTAAATGCTGCATTTTTTGCCATCATGTAATAACCTTTACTTACTGGTATTTGCACAATAGCATCATCTTTTAATTCTTTAACTTTAATCATGTTAGTTTGGTTTTAAATACACTGTAAAATTATGAAAGAAAAATTAGATTTAACTGCAATAGTAGACAAATTATATGAAGACCTAGTACCATCAGGATGGGCTAGAGTATTAAGAACTTTTATTTATAGTTCTGATTTTAAAAATATAATTCAAACACTTGCACAAGAGAGTTGGGCTGATAAAAGGTTTACTCCACCTATCAAAGATGTATTTAGAGCATTTAAGGAATGTCCTTATGATCAACTTAAAGTTGTTATTGTAGGACAAGATCCTTATCCAACTATCAATGTTGCAGATGGTATTGCTTTTAGTTGTAGTAAAAACACAAGTTTAAAAGAAATACAGCCTAGTTTAAAGTTTATACTACAAGAAGTAAACAGAACTGTTTATAATGGTGAGTATGTGAGTTTTAATGCTGACTTGGCTAGATGGTCAAATCAAGGAATCTTAATGCTTAATACAGCTCTGACAGTGCAAATAAACAAAATAGGTAGTCACTATGAAATATGGAGACCCATGATGAATTATTTATTTGATTACTTGTCAAATTATAATACTGGATTGGTGTATATTTACATAGGAAAACAAGCACAAAGCTGGTCAGATAATGTAAATAATAATAATCATAAGTTATTCTGTTCTCATCCAGCTTCTGCAGCTTATAGTAAATCTAAAACTTGGAACTGTGAAGATGTATTTAATAAAGCATCTGATATAATTCAAAAAAATTATAATTACTCAATTGTTTGGTAATGGAAGAGATATTTAATAGACTGATTAAAGAAGAATTAATGCCTAATACTTACTATGTATTACACTGCATTAAAGAGAAAGTTATTCCTAACAAATTTGTCAACAAAGAACTAGAAATCAGTAGATTAAAAGCTAATGAATGGTTAACTGAAGATTTGGTACTAACAGCAAAAAGTCTTATCTTTATGGAAGAAATTAATAGTTTCTTTAGAAAAACTAAAAAGAAAACTGTAAGTGATCTAATGGGAGAAAATTACATAGATATGATGTTAGAATATTTGGATATCTTTCCAAATAGAAAACTTAATTCTGGTAAACCTGCTAGAGTAAATGTTAAAAATCTAGAAGGAGCATTTAAATGGTTCTTTGAGACTTATAATTATGATTGGGAAACTATATTAAAAGCAACTGAAAAATATGTATCTGAGTATGAAGCAAAAAGATTTGAGTTTATGAGAAATTCACAGTATTTTATCCGCAAACAAAATTTGGATAAATCTTTTGAGTCTGACCTGGCTACATACTGTGAACTAGTTATATCTGGTGCAGATGAAGTTCCTACTTATTTTAGGGACAACATAGTGTGATCAATTTTTAAAATCCACATATGTCAAATTTATTTAATGGAGCAAGACCTTTGCTACCTGTTAGTGAAAGGCAGTCTGTAGAAAAAGCTATATATAAAATTAGAGCTAGGAGACAAGGTACACTAAAGTCCTTGAAAAGTGCTTGGCCTAAATTTAATGATGCGTTCTGTGATGGTCTTGAATGGAGAACAATCACCGTAGTTGGTGCCAGACCTGGAACTGGTAAAACTTTATTTATGGAAC